AAAGCATTTGAACAAACACAGCCTGGGTTTATTACGATGTTTGCGGAAAAGCGCATGGTGTCATCTGTGCGTGATCCGTTTGCCGGTGTTCGCATGAGCGCAGCCTAATTAGGGGCCAAGCATGACGACAGAGCAGGTCGGTTATCTAAACTACGGTGCGCCGACACGCAATCCGTTCAATTACGAAAAGGTTGAGCAGATCAACCGCGACAACGTAACGGCGTGGTTAACGCTTGAGCAGTTGACGCAACAGATCAACCTTTACGATGACGAATCGCAGGATGCTTACATTCAAAGCCTGGAACTGGCAACGCGACAGGCTATTGAGGATTTTTTGGGCCTAAGCATTTTCCCCGTGTCTTATCGGGTTTGGTATAACGCATCATCGTTGTATGGAACCCCTTTAACGCTGGATTTGCCAGAAGTAAGCCAAAACATTGCGCCATCTTTGGAAGGCGTAACAATTAACGCGGTCAAATATTGGACGCAGGCGGCAGTGCCTGTTTTAAACACGGTAAACCCGAGCCAATATTATTACGATCCCAGCGGCAACAAAGTTGTTTTAGCAAGCCTGCCAAGTAATTTAAATGTCGCAATGACAAGCCCTGTCTTTTGCGAATACACAACGACGGCAAATCCAATTGCGGCATATCCTGTCATAAAGCAGGCCGGTTTGTTGTTGTTCGTGCATTTGTACAACAACCGCAGCAACACTACAGAAATTTCTTTAAAAGAAATTCCTTTTGGCGTTGCTACTTTGTTGCGCCCCTACAAGCCGTTGGTGATGTAATGTCGATTAGGCGTTTTGAGGCAATTGACGTAAACAATTTGACCTTTGGGCAGTCAAGTTTTGGTCAGCAATCGACCACTCAAACCAAATGGTTTGCAACGCGGGCCGAAGTGTCCGAGGTTGCGAACAGCCTAAAGATAAGTGAGAAATATCGCGTCTATCAAGATTTGGTAAATTTCACAATCAATTACACGCCCAACGCTCGGACAATTGTTAATAATCAAAATTTATATTCGATCAGATGGCGCGACCATGATTGGCGAATCACGGATGCTCGGGAGTCAAATGATCGGATGAAAGTTAAATTGCTTTGCTACCGGACAGACCCTGTAACGGCGGTATAAATGGCTCAAACAAACCCGTTCGCGCTAGGACAAGCGATCCAGTATCAACTGGCATCCATTGCCGCGCCTGTGCCGGTGTACGCAGCCTTTAACCGCAATTTTGCTACGCAGTCCCAGTTCATTGTTTGGATGTTGCGGAACGTGCATCAACCGGTCTACACGGGGCAATTGCAAAGCAACAAAGGTATCGACACGCCGGTTTTCCAAATTTCGGTGTACACGCAAAACATCGAAAATGGGTTTACGATTTCAAATCAGATTTTGCAAGCCTTGCATGGGTACAGTGGCATGTTTGGCAACCCATCAACAAATGGGTTTTTCTTGGCAAAAGCAGACGTTTCATGGCTTTACAACAGTTATGACAACGACGAAAATCTCGCCCAGGTGGTGATGGATTGCACACTGTACATTCCAAACTGACAAGATACTAATATCTTCAACCCTGTTTAAAGGAAAGCAAAATGGCTCTTATTAATAAAGTAATGCCCGGTTATGTGGCAACCCTGTGGATGCAAGACGAGGTGTCGCCCGTTGCCCTGACAGATGCACAACTGTCTACCTGGACGGCGCAAGTTGCCAATCTGATTGGCTCATCTGCTGGCGGTACTGGCACAAGTACCACCTGTCTTTTGATTCCCGTTGAGAACATTCCCCCATTCGGTGCCGATGATGCAATGGCTGCTTACGCGGTTGCTGGTGCCCGGACAGGCGCGAAGATCACGACACAGAATCAGGTCACGAGCATGACCATCACCGCAGCTTGGAACAGCGCAGACCCTGCCCTGTTGCTGATTCGCGGTGACGGCTACAGCGGGTCGGTTATCCGCACCTATGTGGTGGCTGTGTATGACGGCACCAACACCGTGGCTTACGCCTTCAACGCTCGCGTGGGCGGCATGACTTGGGACTTGAACACCGCAGCGGAAAGCAAGTTCAATTTCACGCTGCACCCGGTTGGCGGCAACAGCTACGGCTGGTCAACCAACACCTAATGGTGGGATGCCCTGCCCTATGGGGCGGGGCATTACAAGACATGATCCAACACGATATAAAGACCAGCGATGACCTGCTGGCATTCTTGGCTGCTCAGGCCGAAAAAGACGGCAAGCAATGGTTCGGTTATTTGCAGCAGCGGATGACCGGCGTTAGCCTTTGCCATCAAATTGCGGCGCGTCATGCCGACACAATGACCCCTGCCGAAGTTGTCAATTACGTTAAAGAGTTGAACAACGAAATTTTTCACCGCATTATCAAGCCGGGGGCTTAAATGGGCGGCGTTGTCATTAAGCTGGAAGGCATTGGCGAAGTTGACAAAGCATTAAAAAGCCTTGAGGAAGATTTTGGACAAAAGGAAAGCGCAAAGCGGGTGCTGGTGCCTGCGGTGCGCGAGGCGTTAAAGCCGGTGCTATCGGCAGCAATACAGAATGCTCCCAAGGACACAATGGGGCTTGCGTTGTCATTGCAAATCGAAGCAAGAAGGCCAACAGCAAAAGATCGGCGCAGCAAATATATTACGCAAACCGATACGGTTATCGGAGCCGTCACCACAGCGTCAGGGAAAAAACTGGCGCGTATGAGCGAAGGCAAGGGGCTTATCGCGGCAAGGAAAAGATTAAAGAAAATGGGATTCGATAATGCAGAATCTTTTGCAGGAATCGAATCTGATGCGCGGGCAATCGCTCAAGAGTTTGGCACCGCAAAACATGGCGCACAGCCTTATTTAAGGCCAGCATTGGAGGCAAACGCACAAAGCACAGTCACACGATTAGCAGACATTTTAAAACGGCGAATCGCTCAATTCCGAGCAAAACAAACAGCATAAGACATGACAAAACTTTCAAATCTTCTTGGCGAAAAATACCAAGCCAAACGCGCAAATATTTTTATCCGTTCATTTGAACTGGGCGGGCACACATTCAAAGTTCGCATTCCGTTTGTTGCGGAATCGGACGCGATCTACAAAAAGATCAGCGACCCAGACGCAGAGCATATTGAGCGCATCTATCAGCAACTGGCCGAGCCATTGCTTGTGCTAAAAGATCAAGCAACAGCAGATTCGGAAATTCAGTATCAAGAAAACGATATTGTGGTTAAAGGCCGATCCATGAGGGAAGCGGCAAAAAATAAAGCGATGACGGAAAATCGAGTTGTGGAATATATCAAGCTGTTGGTTCCTGAACAGCCTGACATGAAACTTGATGATTTGACATACGAAGAAGTGGAATCAGAATGGCCGTGGACTGTGCAAGTTGCTTTGATTGAAAAGATCACCGAGGCAATCAGCCCAAGTTACAAGGAAACGCGGGGAAACTGATTAGCTCATTGAGGACGCAGGTTGAATGCGCGATGATCTTCAATGGGCACACACACGACAGCCTAGCGCAGTTGGACGAAATGACGATGGCCCAAATCCAAGTAATGTATTCGGATGGGGTGCTGGGCAATCAAGGGGTGATAACAGTTTTAGCACAATTAACGGCGGGTGTGTTTAATTACATGCGTGCGCCAAACACACCGGATTTCAAGCTAGCCAAGATTTTGTCATCCGCTTATGATTACATTGTGCCGCCACTGACTCCAGAGCAGCAAAAAGAAGCCACCAATAACGCTTTGAAAACGTACATGACGGCTGCGCCCGGATTTCGGCAAGACAGGTTTAAAACATGACAAACTTTATTGGTCGATTGGGCGTTACGCTGGGGCTTGACAGCGCGGAATTTACACGCGGTATCGAGGGCGCTAAACGCGGGTTGCAATCGATTGGGCAGTTTGCCCAGCAATATGGCGCAATTGCAGCGACGACATTTGCAGGGGCAAGTCTCGCGGCGGCAAGATACGCTGATGAAATTGTAGATGTTGCAAAAGCAAATGACGTAGCGGTTTCGTCAATTATTCAATTGCGCGATGCGCTGTCTAAAAGCGGCGGCGAGGCAGGTAACGCATCAAAGTTTTTGTCCAGTTTTACCCAGTACATTGACAAAGCTGCGGAAGGTTCTTTTGAGGCGCAGAAAACGCTACAAGGGCTGGGCGTTTCCCTAAAAGATTTAAAAACATTAAGCATAGATGAGTTGTTCAGGAAAACAGCAATTGGCCTTGCTGGAATGGATGACGCGCTGACCCGCAGCGCAAAAGGCATGGAGGTTTTTGGTAAATCCTTTAAACCAGTTGATGCCCAAGGATTTGGCGAAGAAATTAACAAATTAACAACAATTACAAAACAGCATGAAGACGGAATAAAAGCGGCGGCAGATGCTTATGACAATCTTGCGGAAATGAGCCGCAGGGCATCAGAAAAGATGGCGTCAACTGTTGGCCCAACAATGAAGTTTTTGACAGATGAAGTAAAAAAACTTTTTTTAGAAGGTAAAAAATTTGAAGATTCTGATTTGTGGAAAATGATTTTTCCGCAAATTAGATATGGCGCTGGAAATAAACAAACACCTAAACCCGAAAGCAATGAACCAACACCGGCTGATGTGGCTGGCGTTGCAAATGCTGGAGCGCCGGTTATACAAAGACGGCCAGTTAAGGCTGGAGTTGATAAAGAAGCAGAAGAAGCTGCCAAAAAAGAATTGGCAATAAGATTACGAGTAATGCAGTTAAGAGAGCAAGACCGAGAGCGCATAAACAAAGAAAATCAAGAGCTATTTGATTATCAAAGAAAAAACCGCGAAGCAGAAGAAGAAGCAGAAAACAAAAGGCAGCAACGAATCGTAGATGCTCAATTTGATCGACAGAATCAAAGGGAAGAAGATGCGCGGGCATTTGCCCAGCAAGACGATCAAAGACAGCAAGCGCAATTGTTTTATGCTCGACAAGCAAGAGCAGATGAGGAAACTGCAAAACGTCAATTAACTATTTTTGATTTGCAAAAACAAGCACTGTTAATGAAAGACAGGGATGTAAAACTTGCCGAAGAAGTTCTGCAATTGCAATTTAAATATGCTGATAAAGTAAAAGAGATAAACGAAAATCAAGCATTGACAGACAAACAAAAAAAAGATGCATTGTGGCTGCAAAAACAAGTTACGGAAGCTGAATTTGCTGTCGCAAGGGAGCGTCATAAATTCCGAGTGGAAATGGAATCGGAAGATATGGGGACAATTGGTTTCTTTGCGGCTGCAATACAACAAGCGCAAAACGCAAGAACTGCATTCCAATATGGTGGAGAGGCTTTTCGATCAATGGTCGGCAGTATGGATGCGGCTTTAACTAAATTTGTTCAAACGGGCAAATTGAGTTTTAAAGATTTGACCCGGAGCATTATTCAAGATTTGATCTTGATTCAAATGCGAGCGCAAGCAAGTGCTTTGTTTTCGCGTTTAGTCGGTGGGTTAATTGGTAATGTAGGCTCAGGTAGTTTTATTGGCCCAGGTTTAGCACAAAACGCATTGCCAGCAGACTTTAACCAATATCTTGCAAATCCAAATGCTGGCGTCATCCCAATGATGGCAAACGGTGGCCCAGTATCAGGGAACAGTCCGTTTATTGTTGGCGAGCGCGGCCCGGAGTTGTTTGTGCCGCAAAGAAGCGGCATGATCGTTCCCACAAATCAATTGGCAAACGCAATGGGTGGGCAAACGATCAATTACAACGGCCCATATATCCAGCAGATGAGCGCAATTGACACGCAGTCAGGAATGCAGTTTTTGGCGCAAAATAAGCAAGCGGTCTGGGCGGCAAATCAAAGCGCCCAGCGGTCTTTACCAATGAGCCGATAACATGAGCTTACAAACCATTTTAAGCATTTGCGAATCGGTCGGCATTAACGATCAAAGATTTGTTGGGCAAACGCTAAGCCGCAATCAGAAACTAACAACGTCGGAAATTCTGACGGTTGTTCCGTTTGAGTTTGAATTGCGACCGATGAATTATTTGTTTTATTCGCAAAATCGGACAACGCTAAATAGCTTGCGAATTCCTGATAAATCATTGCCGCAATATTTAAACTTTGGTCAAACTGGATGGCTCAACTATGTCAAATATCAAGGAGACATGAGCGCAATTGAAATTGGCAATTGTTTGTGGTTAACAGCCAGTGCAAATAAAACGCTTGTGCTTGGGGCGTTGCCTGCTTTAGCATCGACAGCCTATCTGTTTCGGGTCGGCGATTTTGTGCAAGTTGGTTTGTATTCTTACATTGTCACGGCTGATGTGCAAAGGGGAAGCGGCAGCACAGTGAATGTGCCTGTGCATCGCAACCTAATAGCAACCTTGGCAACAACTGTCGCTTGCGTTGCTGGTCAATACGG